GTGGTAGTTGGCGATGCCCCGCCTGATCCGGCTACGTCTACAAAAGCTGAGCTTGAGTGGGAGCGTGCTAAGCAAATGCTGCGCGAATCGGATTGGGCGGTATTGCCCGACGTACCTATGAGTTCCGGGGATAAAGCGTTGTGGATTGAGTACCGCCGTGCACTGCGTGAAATCCGGTTGCAGTCTGGGTTTCCCAATGATATCGAGTGGCCCAAAGCGCCGGGGTAAAAGATGCCTAATCCTGATGTTGAAGTTATTGCCGTTAGCAATGTCTACTCTCGCATGATGTATTTCAGAAATGCGGGGGATGTAGAGATTGGGCATTCGCATGTATATGACCATGGGACGCTCGTAAGTTTTGGTTCTGTTAAATACGAAGTACTTGACGGGTATAACGGCTCTGTCGTGGCAGAAAAAACCTTTGTTGCCCCAAGTTTTATTTTTGTGGAAAAAGATAAATATCACCGCATCACCGCGTTGGAAAACGGTACTGTCTGCGCTTGCATCCACGCACTACGGACAATAGATGAGGATTTAATTCCTCCAGACTGCTTAATAACACCAATTAAGCGAGAGTGGTATAACCAAATTTTCGATAAAATAACAGAAAAAACAGGTAAGCCCGTAAAAAACATAATTAATACGGCTTCTGATTGAACAAGTACCTGATCCGCTTTAACAAATCCCGGGGGCAACCGGGGCGTGGGTCGGCAGAGCATGTTTGGAGAGTATTTGAAGGTGATAGGGAAATCCTTGCCCGTCATGTCAGAATAGAAGGGCGCTCGTGGACCGAGATAGACAAGAACGGCGTAGACTTTAACATCGCCTGCCATGGGAAAATGTTGTTTTACAGAGACACCGATACGGTCGTGATACTTGAGGAGTAACCCGTGGAAATCGAAGAAGGCACCTTGCGGCTCGTGATCCGCGAAGAAATGAAGTCGGTCTTGAAGGAGATCGGCCTACACGATGACCACGCCGGAAACGATGTCCGCGATCTACGCTCCCTGATTACCGACTGGCGCGAACTGAAAAAAGCCGTCTGGCAGACCGTGGCCCGCTGGGGCACGATGATAGTGCTGGGCCTGCTGACGTTCGGCGCGTGGATGAAACTCAGCGGAAGCGACTCAGGAGACGCGCCATGAGCGACGAGACCGAAACCGCCAAAGAGGTCGCTGGTAAAGCCATCGGCAAATACGGACTGGCCTACATCACGGCCATTGTCTTGATCGGTGTCGGTTCCAGTTATTTCCTTTCCGAGTCTGCCATTACCGCCGTGATGACTATGGTCGGCGGCGCACTTGTCGCGTTAATTAACATGATGAACGGCATCGCAGGCACAGCGGAGAAACCGGAAAAGCCTGAGTTTGAAGTCATTCAACACTTAATCGCCAAACTTGCCGAGAAGGAGCCGCCCATGCGCGTTGATGTAGAAAACGGCAAAGTGACCGTGCGCAAGGGCGATGACATCACGACGATGAGGGCGGAGTAGTGTTGTGCTTGATCCTGTCACCGCGTTTGCGACCGCTTCTGCGGCGTACAATTTTATCAAGCGGGCGGTCGAGGCAGGTCGGGAGATCGAAGACATTGGTGGGCAACTGGGTACTTGGTTTGGCGCGTGCGCTGATCTAAAACAAGCCGAGGAGGAAAGCCGCGACCCGCCGCTGTTTAAAAAGCTGTTACACAAAGGGTCTGTTGAGCAGGAAGCTCTTGAGAACCTCATGCGGCGGAAGAAGATTGAACAGCAGGAGAAGGAGCTTCGCGAGTTGATTGTTTACCGATTCGGCGTTGATGTGTATCGCGAGATGATGGAAGAGCGGCGGTCCATTAGGGAAAGCCGGGAAAGACTCCAAGCAAAACAGCGGCGCAATCAGGCAAAGGCCGCGCAGAATCTGATAGCCGCTCTGATTGTTGTAGCAATACTGGCCGTTCCGATAGCGTTCGCAGCATGGTTAATTGGGAGAAATGAATAATGCTGACCCTACTCTCTACCCTAGCCAGCTTCCTGACTGGCGGCCTGCCCAAGCTGCTGGAGTTGTTCAAGGACCGTGGCGACAAGAAGCACGAGCTGGAGATGATGCGCATCTCCATTGAGCGCGAGACGCAGATGGCCGAGCGGGGTTTCGTGGCCCAGCAGCGAATCGAAGAGATCAGGGCGGACGCCGCCGCAGCACAGGCTGCTGCATCAGAGCGGTTGGCGCTCTACAAGCACGACACCGACATCGGCAAAGGCGCGTCGCAGTGGGTCATTGGCCTACGGGCCTCGGTTCGTCCGGTCATCACCTACGGTATGTTTTTCATGTTGTGTTTTATCAATGGTTTTGGGTGCTGGTATGCGGTACAGCAGGGAGTACCTTTCAACGAGGCGCTTGCTACGTTGTGGGACGAAGAAACTCAGGCTCTGTTTGCGTCGATAATCGCTTTCCATTTTGGGACGCGCAGTTTTGGGCGATGAGATGCAAACCAGTGATGCTGGTAAGCAGTTAATCAAAGTTTTTGAGGGGGTTCATCGTCGTCCGTACCTCTGCCCTGCTGTACTCTGGACCATCGGAGTGGGGAGGGTTCTTTATCCCGAGCAGATCAAGCTCAAAGTGCCTGAGCGTAGGCTCTACCCCCTAAAGCCGGAGCATGACAAGGAGTGGACAGATGAGGCGATTGATCTCCTTTTTGATGCGGATTTGCTTAGGTTTGAGGCTGGTGTTCTTAGACTGTGTCCTGATAGCGTTGATAATCAAGGCCAGTTCGATGCCTTGGTTGCCTTCGCCTTTAATTGTGGGCTTGGCGCTCTTCAGTCGTCTACTCTTCGGTCTCGGTACAACGCCGGGGACATAGAAGCGGCGGCAGCCGAGTTTCTCAAGTGGAACAAGGGCGGGGGCAGGGTACTGCCGGGGCTGACCCGGCGCAGGCTAGCGGAGCAGGCGCTGTTTTTAAGCGGGGGTGTGCCATAATAGGCACGTTTCATAAGGGTTACAGGTCATGCCTTATTTTCGACTCAATCTTCGCCCCGGCATCGACAAGCAAAACACGGAATACGGCGCCGAGGGCGGTTACACTGACTGCGACAATGTGCGGTTTCGGTATGGCCTGCCCGAAAAAATAGGGGGCTGGCAGGGCTTTGAAGGGGTAGACACCTATCTGGTCGGCATGCCCAGCGAGATTTTTCCGTGGACCAGTCTCGCCGGAGTGCCCTATGTAATTGCTGGCACGAACCGCAAGCTCTATGTTTCTGTGGGCGGCAACTGGTACGACATTACGCCACTGCGGGACACAACCACCGCTGGGGCAGTGACGTTCACGGCCAGCAACGGCTCTACCTCCATTCAGGTCAACGATACCAGTCACGGTGCGATTGCGGGGGATTTTGTTACTTTCAGCGGCGCCGCCTCGCTTGGGGGTAACATCACGGCCGCTATCCTGAATGCTGAGTACGAAATCACCTCTATCGTCAGCGCCAACGCCTACACCATCACGGCTCCCGTAGCGGCCAACGCCAGTGACTCCGGAAGTGGCGGAGCATCGGTCGTGGCGGCCTATCAGATTTCCGTCGGCTCGGATGTCAACTATTTTGACTTTGGTTGGGGCACAGGGGCATGGGGCGCCGGCACATGGGGTACCCCGCGCAGTGCATCGGCAGCCCTCGCCCTTGATTCTCGGGTCTGGCAGTTTGACAACTACGGCGAGGACGTTGTCTGCCAGCTTGTCAACGGCCCCGCTTATTACTGGGACCTTTCACTGGGGACCTCGACACGTGCTTCGCTGCTTTCTGGCGCTCCTACCAAGAGTGCCTATGCGCTGATTTCAACGCCCGATCGGCATCTGGTCTGCTTTGGCACGGAGACCGCCATTGGTACCCCCTCGACGCAGGACCCGATGTTCGTGCGATTCTCCAATCAGGAGGACATTACCACGTTCACCGAAAGCGCCACGAACACGGCCGGCGGTCAACGGCTCACGGACGGCAATGAGATAGTCACCGCCATTCGCTCGCGTGGTCAGATTCTGATCATGACTGACACCGCCCTGCACGGTCAGCAGTACATCGGGCCGCCGTACACGTTCGGTTTCCAGCAGTTGGGCGCCAACTGCGGCTGTATTGGCCCGCACGCGGCGGTGGACGTGAATGGTCTGGCCTTCTGGATGGGAACCGAGGCCTTTTACGTGTTTGACGGTACCGTCAAGAAACTGCCCTGCACCGTGCAGGATTATGTCTTTAAAGACCTGAATGTGGTGCAAAAGACCAAGGTACACGTCGGCCTGAACAGCCAGTTCAACGAGGTCACGTGGTGGTACTGTTCAGCGGGCGAGGACTTCATCGACCGCTGCGTCACCTATAACTACCTTGAAAATGTCTGGTCCATCGGCACGATGGCCCGGACGGCATGGGCTGATCTGAGCGCCTACCCCAAGCCGATTGCAACGAAGTACTATGAGGACGGCACGCAGGCAACGATCAGCACTATCTACGGACTCACGGCGGGCCGAGCCATCGTCTATCAGCAAGAAACGGGTACTGATGACAACGGTGTAGCGCTTGAGAATCACTTGGCGTCGGGTTATTTCGACATCGGCGACGGTGACAACATGATGTTCATGAAGCGGTTCATCCCCGACTTCAAGAATCAGGTCGGCGACCTTACTGTGCGCATCCTGTTGCGCCCGTATCCACAGAGCACGGCGGTGCCGAGTTCGCTTGATCCGTATGTGATCAGTCCTACCACGGACAAGGTGGACACGCGAGCGCGGGGCCGGCAGATATCGCTGCGCATTGAGAACGAGGAACTGTCCTCTCACTGGCGCTTCGGCACACTGCGTGTCGATATCCAGCCGGACGGCCTCAGATGAGCAAGATCACCAACGTCCGCCTGCCGAACGCCGTCAGCGGACAGTACAGCGCCGAGCAGTTCAACCAGCTGGTGCGTTCGCTGGAACAGGTGATTCT